CGGCCTCGCCAAGCCCGCGTCGGTCACCTGGTACTACGAGGACCGGGACGGAGGATTGACCGGAGTTCACAACCTCTACGTGAAGGGGCATGATGCTGCAATGCTGGCGGGCCGCATCCGGGAGATCGAAATCCACTACGGGTGGTGGGACGAGGAGGCCCAGTGCTCTCTCCTGGACGGCCCGATGGACGAGGACGCCTTCAACCGCAACCTCTCGGGCGGTCCGTCCTACGCCAAGGTCATGCGCCAGTGCGGCGTGAAGTGGCGGCGCAGCAAGAAGGACCGTTTCAACGGCATCTCCGAGATTGTCCGTCGCCTCAACGCTCGCGTGAGGTCCATCCATCCCGGCGAGGATGACCGACCGCTCCTGCGCTGGATGGAGCGCTGCAAGGCCCCCATCGAGACCATCCCCGTTCTCCAGGCCGATCCCAACAATCCCGAGGACGTCGACACCAAGGGCGAGGACCACGCGTACGACGACACCATGTACATGTGCCTCGCACGCATGCCGCGCCAGTCCGACAAAACCACGGACGAAGATGAGGATGATGACGTCGTAGACCTCGATCGCTACCGCAGGAATCGGGCGGGGGGCGGCGCACTGGGAGTTCCGCCGGGCGGCTGGTGATGGAAGAACTGTCGAACGAGCCAGCGCCGCCCCCTGGCGACGATCCGTCGGCAGAGATGGAGACATCCCCCGAGGATGATCGCCCGCTCGACGCCCTGAACCTGCTCCCCATGCTGATGGAGCGGGCCCCCGAGGACTTCGTGAAGAAGATGGCCGCCGGGGTGGTCACGAGCGCCAAGGACGACGACGACAGCCGCTCCGACTACATGGAGCGCTACGCCAAGCAGCTCAAGCTCTACGCCGGCATCGTGAAGCCTCTCGGCTATCCGGCCCAGGGGGCGAAGGCTCCTCACATCGCGATCGCAACCAAGGCCGGACTCCACATCTGGTCACGTATCTACGACCAGGTCGTCCCGGCGAAGGGCGACATTCTCAAGACTCATCCGCTCGGGCCGCAGGACAGGCCGCGGACGATGCGCGTCGAGCGCCACATGAACTGGCAGCTCCGACATCAGATGCCCGACTGGGGCACGGGCCACATGTTCTCGATCATGCGGTGGCTGTTCGGATCCACCTTCCGCTACTACCGCTGGGACCCCATCGCCCATACCCACGTCATCGAGGGCCTGCCCATCGACGACGTCATCATCAGCTACACCGAGAACGACGTGTCCCCGCAGATGCGGAACGTCGAGCGCATCACGGTGGTCCGCCGGCTCGCGCGCTGGGAACTGGAGAAGTACCAGGACGAGAAATACTACTCCAACGTCGACGCCATCTTTCCGAAGTCCGGCGAGGACGATGGCAGCACGACCGATGGAGATGTTCTGCCGGCGACGAACAGCGACACGAGCTCGGTGCGCGTCGCCGCGGACGACATCCAGGGCGTCACCGCGCCGACGAAGAAGGGTCCGCTGTCGAAGCGGGAGATCTACGAACAGCACACCTGGCTCAAGTTCCCGAACAAGCTCGGAGACGGTGAGCCCATCGGCATCGAGGGGCAGACGCTGCCCGTGGTCATCACGGTCGACAAGCAGACGAAGAAGCCTATCGGCGTAACGCTGCGCCAGGAGCCCGATCCGGTCGACCAGTCCCGCTACAACGAGGAAAAGAAGGCCTACGACATCGCGATGAAGTCGGCGGGGCAGCCGCAGATCCCCGGTGCGCCGCCGCCGAAGCCTCCGGTGCTGCCGCGTCCAGTCCGGATGCAGACCGTCTACCGGGTGATCCACTTCGGCCTGTTCCCGAACCCGGACGGATTCTACCGCCTCGGCCCGATGAGCCTCCTGGCCGCGTCGAACGAACTCGCGAACACCCTGGCCGCCGAGTACATGCTGTCGGCCAAGTTCCACAACATGAACACGGGCTGGATGGCCGAGGGCACCCGTGAGAAGCGCGGCGACGTTCAGATCGGTCACGGGAAGATCATCGAGACCCGCCTCTCCCCCGAGGAACTGGACAAGGGCATCAAGATGCTCGACACCAAGCCCCCGGCCGATGGGCTCATGAGGGTCGTCGAGAAGCTGGAGCAGAACTCGGAAATCGTCGCCAACGCCGACATCCTATCGGGCGAGAAGGGGGCCTCGAACGAGACCGCCAAGGGGATGATGATCCGGAACTCCAACGCCCAGGCCCTCATCTCGGTGATGACCCGGGTCTACCTGGACGCGCTCTCCTACGAGCTGAAGCTGGTAGCCCACGGCAACGCGATCTACCTCGACGAGACGGAATACTTTCCGTTCACACAGGACATCGAGGGCCAGCCCGGACAGCAGGAGGTCATCAGGCAGGAGATCGGAAGGGCCGACTACGTCGAGGATGTCCACATCGAGTTCACCGCGGACTCGCGCATGATCTCGAAGCCAGAGCGCGTGGCCGACGCGAAAGACTACCTCCAGATGATCCTGAACTCCCCGCTCAGCCAGAACATGCTGCTCATCGACTTCGCCTTCCGCGAGATGTTCACCGTGGCCGAGGCCCCGCAGTACATCGCCGCCATGGGCAAGCCCCCAGAGCCCGAGAAGCCCCCCGAGCCCATGAGCCAAGAGGACGAGAACGCGGGCTTCTTCAACGAGCAGCTCCACCCGGTCCTACCCGACGACGACCACGGCGAGCACCTGGACAAGATCCAGGCGCTCAAGGAATCACCCCTGTTCGAGAAGCTCTCATCTACGGGCAAGCAGATGCTCGACAAGCACGAGCGCGCCCACTTCGGCCACTACTACCTAGGGCTCCAGAAACTCTCAGCCCAGACAGGACTCAATCTACATGCCCTTGTTCAACCAGGAGGAGCAGGAGGAGTTGAAGGGGGATCCGCTGGTGGCGAAGCTCCTGGCGGAGCTGGGGCGGAACCTCAAAACGGCCCTCCATCGCCTTCGAACGGCGGCCCGGTCGGGCCAGCTTGATGACTGCCGGAAGGCCGAGCAGAGAATAGCTGACACCGAGGAGTTCCTCGCGTACTTTAAGGAGGACAAGGATGGGTAAGGCCCTCATCAAGCTCAGCGCTATCGAGCGCATCTACCGCTCCAAGCCCTACTACGCCACCGAGAGACTGCGCCTGCGCTGCGAAGAGGTCGGCATCAAACCGCCGACCACCGCCCCGATGGACAATAACGTCATGGTCTGGCGGCTGCCGGATCTGGAGCTGTCGAAGGGCGGCCTCGTGATCCCCGCGAATCACAGGTCGCCGCACGTGAAAGGCATCCTGATGTCGATGGGGCCGCGGGCACGGGACGTGCTCTACTCCAACGGCATCCAGGAGGGCGACATCGTCATCTGGGCCAGGTTCTCGGGCTGGGAGCACACCGACAAGACGGCGCTCACCGAGAAGGCGACGGAGTTCGTGGTGCTGAAGGACCGGGATATCCTCGGAAGCGACGATCTCCAGGTCGACCTCGCCTCCGGCAAAGCCTGGTACCAGCTCGATGAGTCCACCGGCCGGCACCGGCTGGTTCGCAAGCTCCTGAACGGCAAGAAAGAGAAGCTCCTCGCGCTGGCGGCGAGCACGAAGTCGCCCGAGGAAGCTGACACCGCCCGGCGCATCGCCGCCGGCATGAAGTAGGGAGATCCACATGGCCCGCAAGAACGAAGCCCCCGAGGACCAGGACGAGAAGCTTGGCGGAGACGTCGAGGACGGCGGCAAGGTCAAGATCGATCTCCAGGAGCCCGATGTCGAGCCCGATGACGACGACAAGGGCCAGACCGCGGCGGGCGAGCGGGTCCGCGACCCCGAGACCGGGAAGTGGGCCGCGAAGAAGACCGAGCGCAAGAACGACCACCGTGAGAAGAAGGCCTGGGAGCGCGAGCGCGAGGACTACGACCGGCGCATCCAGCGCATGCAGGAAGATCAGGACCGCCGGCAGCAGGAGTCCGACCGCCGGTTCGCGGAGCTGCGCCAGGAGGTCGAACGGACCCGCCAGGGCGGCGGTGGGGGGGACCCGTACATCGCGAAGCTCCAGGACATCAACAAGCAGATCGCAGCCGAGCTGAAGGTCATCGAGGCCGACGAGAGCCGGGGGTATGACCGCTACCAGGAGCTTCAGGAGCATAAGGCCGCCATCGTCGCCGAGCGCACCTACGCCCGCCTCCGGGCCGAGGACCAGCGCAACCAGCCCGCGCCACAGCAGCAGAACCCCTACGCCTATCGCGTGCCCATCATCGAGTCCGAGTACCCCTGGATCAACGACCCGCGATTCCGGGACATCGCGGAGAAGGCGAAGATCATCAAGCACTCGCTCGTCGGGCTCGAAGGCCGCCCTGACACCATCGATACCGACCGGGAAGCACTCTCGACCGCGGTCGCGCGCTACGGCGCCGAGTACGGCCTCCGCGCCCCGGCGCCGCCGTCGCAGCGAACCCGATCACTCTACGCCTCCCCGGGCTCGAACACCGGCCCGAGCAGGGGCCGGGAAGCGCAGGAGATCGAAGTGCCACGCCAGCTTCTCAACGGCACCCGCCTCAACGAGTCCGCCCTCCGCGGCGCCCTCCGCGACGTGGGCGACGAATAAACTGTTGACAGGCCTACGGGCCTGTGACCGTAATATAGGGGTACGGCCTGCGACCCGGAGAGCCGGGCGAGTGGTGGCTGAAACGGTGGCCTGGCGGGAATGACCCGCAGAGTGGCTGGGACGCTTCAGACCGGAGCCGCTCATGCCTCCCCGCAACCGCAAGTCCGCTCAGCCGAGAGTGTCCGACGCCGTCTCGATGCTCGGCGTGCCGCTCGATCGCATCGACCCCGACGAGGACTTCTCGGACGTCGACGGCGACCCGTCGAACGAGTTCGCCCTGGACAACGAGGAGAGCGACCGCCACTACCACTGGGCGCACCGAAGCGACGACGACATCGGCAAGTACCTCGGTGGCTCGGTGCCCTACCGGGTCGAGCGCCACGGTGACGCGGTCTCGGCGCGGATGCGGGCCGAGTTCAAGGAGGGCGACAAGGGCGAGCCCATCGTCAAGCGCGACCTCGTGCTCGTGAGCTGCGACAAGGGCCTCTGGCAGAAGCAGAACCGCTCGCGCTACGTCGCGCAGCAGAAGTTGAACGCGCAGATGTTTCGGCGCCGGCAACGTGACCTGGACTTTCGGGCCTACGCCGACATGGACAAGAACGAGGGCAAGGCGGCCGTCCGGCAGCGCATTGCCGTGGACGCAAGGATGGGAGCGTAAGCCATGGCGAATTTCCTCATGGGTGGATTCACGCCGCGCCGGGGGCTCCGGGCGGTCCCGAGCCCCAACCGCTATGAGGTGGCGTCGAGCTACGGCACGGCGCTGTTCCCTGGCGATGCGGTAGCGCTCGACACGGCGGGCACGATCATCTCGGCGGCGGCGGGAGCTTCGGTCCTCGTCCGTGGCGTCATCTCACACGTCTCGTACGTGACGAACAACAAGCGGGTGTACGGCCAGTACATCCCGGCCACGACGGTTTACTCGCCGACCGCGCGCGGCTCGTACAACGCGAGCTACGTGTACGTCTGGGACGACCCCAGCATCGAGTACATCGCGGCGGTCGATGTCGCGACCACGGCGGCCCTGAACTACGCGGGTGTCGGGGCGAACATGGACATCAAGGTGTCCGATGCCGGCTCGACGGTCTACGGACGGTCTGCCCACAAGCTGGACGGCACGTACGTGGCTGGCCAGGCACAGATGCGCATCGTAGGGATGCTCAGAACACCGGACAACGATCTCACCGCGCAGTACCAACGAGTGGTCTGCCGAATCAACGAGGGTGCCGACCCCTTCCTCGATCTGGCGGGTATCTAACCATGAACACCTTCGTCTGCATCGTCATCCTGGCCATTCTCGCGGCGCTCGCGGCAGCCTTCCCCGGACCGCGGGTGCTGACCCGGCTATTCCCGAGGCTCTCGCGGTTCATCCGTGCGGTCCTCGACGCCATTTCGACGCCCACGTTCGTCATGGGCATCGGCAGCGGCAACTTCCCGAGCGTCTATCACAAGATTCTCGGCGCGGTCTGGCGCGACGAGGCGCAAAACTCAGAGCCGGTCTGGAAGCAGTACCTCCAGGAGAAGTCGACGGAGAAGAAGTTCTTCGACGACGTCGAGCTGGTGGAGCCGGGGCTCTGGGGAGAGACCGACGAGGGCGCCGACCTGGACCTCGACGAGTACTCCGAGGGCATCAGCAAGCGCTACGAGGCGAAGAAGTTCTCGAAGCGCCTCATCATCCCCGAGGAGCTGAAGGAGGATTCGCAGTACCCGGAGATCTACGACGCTGTCCGCATGCTGCGGAACACCTGTGAGCAGACCCAGGACTACGATGCCGTCGGCATCCTGAACGACGCCTTTACCGGCGCGACAGAGTCCGGCGTCTCGGGCGACGCGGTGGCCATCTGCTCCACGTCCCACGTCATCCGCGGCGGCGCCACGGTGCCGAACGCCTTTGCGAACACGGTCAGCCCGTCGAACGCGATGGTGCAGGCCATGCTCGTCATGGCCGAGAAGATGCCGGGTACCAACGGCCGCGTGCGCTCGGTGAAGCTGGTCAAGGTCGTGGGTCCCACGAACCAGAAGTGGCGCATGAAGGAAGTCCTCAAGTCGGAGGGCAAGGACGACACGGCCAACCGCACGATCAACGCGCTCAAGGGCGAGCTGTCGAGCGACCCGGTGTCGGTGCCGTTCATGTCGAGCACGACCAACATGTTCGGCATCACGAACGTGACCCGCGGGGCCATGTTCATCTGGCGCCGCAAGCCGCGCTTCCGGGCCGGCAACATGCAGGAGAACGAGACCGAGCAGCACACCGGCTCGGCGCGCTGGACCAAGGGCGTGTCGAACTGGCGGTACTTCATCGGCGACGCCTGCTAAGGGGACGACTATGCAGACCAGTGTGAATTTCGACGGCCCCACCGAGACGATGCCGGGGTACGTCATCAACCCCACGGGCGGGCTGTGTCACTACGTCCACGCCTCGGGCCCGGCGGCGTTGGACCTCCTGCCTCGGGGGATGGCGGCGCCGACGCCGGCCGGATTCTTCACCACGGTCGATGCGGCTTTCGGGGCGTGTCGGTCGGGACGCGCGGACCGGGTGATCTGCCTGCCCGGGCACGCGGAGAACATCGGCGCGGCTGACGCTTGGGCGAGCCTGGGCACCAAGACGGGCGTGAAGGTCATCGGCATCGGCGAAGGCGCCGAGAAGCCGACGTTCACCTGGACGGTGGCGGGTTCGACGCTGCTGATGGACGCGGCGGGGTTCGGGATCAAGAACTGCAACCTCTACCTGGCCGGCGCGCACGCGGCCGGGTCGGCGTTGACGGTGGCGGCTCCCATCACCATCTCGGCGGCCTCGTGCCGGTTGTTCGACTGTGACATCTGGTGGGGGTTCGACGCCGATCAGATCGTGGCCATCGGCATCACGACCACGGCCGCGGCCGACGACCTCAAGCTCCGCCGGGTCAAGGCCTACGCGGAGACGGCCGCCGTGCCGACGACGACGTTCCTGCGCCTGACGGGGACGGACTACCTCGACATCGAGGACTGCGACATCCTCGGCCCCGGGTCGACCACGACCGTGGGCCCGGTCCAGCAGCTCACCACGGCGAGCCTGAAGGCTCGCATCGTGAAGTCGCGGTTCTCGAACACGCTCGCCAACTCGACCATCGCCTTCACGGCCATGGCGGGCTGCACGGGCATGGTGGACCTGTGCGGGTTCGGCGTCCTGGCGGCTGGGAACGGTCTCACGACCGGATCGGGGCTCCAGGTGACGAACTCAAAGACGGCCGTCGCGGGCGCGGCAGGCGCCGACACCACCGGGTAACCGGCGAGGTAACGGATGGCGGCAATCCGCTCGTACATCAACGGTGCGGGCGGGTCCAGCGGGGCGGACCTGGCCGTCCTGGAGAACACGTACCAGTCGGGAAACTACTGGTACCTCGGGAACGCTGTATCCACGGCCGCCGACGCCAACGCCGGCACGGACCGGGAGTACCCGTTCCTGACGTTGGCCGCTGCGTACGCGGCGGCGTCAGCGCGCGATACGATCGTGGTGCTCCAGAACCACCGCGAGGCCGTCTCAACCAAGGTGACGCTGGCCAAGGCCGGACTCAACATCGTCGGCGAGGGGTCTGGCACGGCCATCCCGCGGTTCACGAACGGCGTGGCGGCGGCGACGAACCCGATGTTTCAGATCACGGCCGCCTCGGTACTGCTCGACAACTTCTACTTCCCCGAGTCGTCGGTCGTGGCGCGCGAGCGCATTCATATCCTCGGAGGCTCCGGCACGTCCGTCCTGCGCAACCTGACGTTCGACTGCGGCGCCAACGACAGCACTCATACGATCGCCTACTCCTCGGTCGGCCCGGACTTCTGGTACAACCTGCGCTTCACCGCCACCGGCACCGGGGCCGCGTACGCCGTCGACCTGTCGAACGCGGGCAGCCACCTCGTCGCGGATACGATCACGTTCGACGGCGGCTCGTACGGCTGGGGCACGGCGGCCTCATCGGTTACCCGGTACGCGATGTTCGGCTCCGCTGCGGTCACCAACATGCGCTTCACGCGCGTCCGAATGCTCAATAGCTCCAACGTCCTGTTCCCGACCGGCACGACGGGCATATTCCAGGTGTCCTCGATGACCGGCGGCAGCAGGGTCGACTGGACGGTGTGACGTGTACACCGACGGCGGCCTCAAGCCGTACGATTATGTAAGGATTTGCGACGTGTGCGGCGTGCGCTGGCACAAGAGCGACCTGACGTACATCGGCGAGTTCCGCTGGGCGTGCCCGGACGACGCCAAGGGCCTGACGGCGATGCAGATCGCGAAGTACAACGCCAAGGCCCGCCCGCTCCGCATCCGCCCGAACAAGTGGGCCAAGGGTCTCGCCGGCACGCCCGTCTACCAGATGGACGAGGCCGCCGTCTTCAATTACCTCGCCGCCACCGCCCCGAACCAGAACATCGCCACCCCGGTCGCGTCGGCGCGCGCCACGGCGTGGGCGGCGCTCTACATGGCCGAGGTCATCATCGATGGCCGCCGGCCGCAGAATTGGATCTCTCGGGCCACCACCCTCCTCGCCTCGTACCTCGCCTACCTCGACAGCGTCCAGTCCATCGCCGACGTCACCGACCCGCGCTACGGCGGCCTCCTGGAGGCCTCGGGCTACGCCACCGACACCGTCATCGCTGGCGGGCTCGCGTATCTGCGCGGCTATCAGGCCCTCGGGACTCCGGGCTACCTGACCGCGGCCAAGCGCTGCGCCACCTACCTGCGGCATGTCCAGTCGGGCGACGTTCAAGTCACGTCGTACACAGTTTTTCCACAGGGCGGCGGGCCATATCACGTCGGCGGCGTGGCGTCGGGTGTGGGGCTCGTGAGTGGGCTCCTGACCAACAACTACCTCGTGGCCGACGTCGCGGCGTTGTGGTTCCTGAAGGCGCTCCAGATTGAGATCGGGGATGCGACCTTCGGCGATGCGGCGGCGACCGCCTACTTCGGCGTCAACGCCGCGCCGCTGTCGACCATGATCGCCGAGCTGCAAGCCTTTGCCAGGACGGGTGCGAAAGACTCTACGGAGTCGGGCGCCTACGTGACCGGTCTGTCCACGACCGCCCCCCGCACCACCTACATCGCCGCCCGCAACGGGGAGGCTGACCCTGGCACCTGGACGCCGCTCACCCTCATCGGCTCGGACCCCATCTGCCTGGCCCTGCGAGGGCTCTACGAGGCCGACCCGGCGGACGCTACCGTCACGGCCATGATGGCCTGGCTCGCGGCCTTCACGTCCAACGCCGCCAACGCCACGCCGGTCCAGCGCGAATCGCTGACGTTTCTGGGCACCACCGGCACCTACGACCCGGCAATTTGTCCCGCCGACACCCTCAAGGCCGCCGCCCCGTTCACCGAGGCCTCGGGCGCCCTCTACTCCTGGGCGTCCCTGGGGCTGCTGTCGCCCATTCTGTCAGCCGCCAACCTGGGCACGTTCCGGGTGTCGAAGGATGCGCTCGCCAAGCCGCGCCAGGAGCGGTTCGGGGTGCCCGACGTCAAGTACATGGGTGTCTTCGGTAAGAGCGGGCTCGGATACCAGGTGTATGGCATGCAGGATGACGTGGTCCGCGCCTCCAAGGCCGCGCTCTGCTATCGCCAGCCGCCCGGTCACTACCCGCAGGTGAACATCTGATGGCAACCACCTTCAACCTCAACGCCGACCAGTACACGAAGAAGGCGCTCCAGCTCTGCGGGACGCTCGGCCTCGGACGGGAGCCGCCGAATCAGGTACTCCAGGACGCTCGCGACATCCTGTCGACGATGCTGAAGACGCTCCAGAGCCGCGGCGTCACCCTCACCCAGGCCGTGCCGCTGACGCTGACCCTCTCGAACGGGACGGCGTCCTACCCCCTGCCCACAAATCTCATCGACGTCGAGTTCCCCATGACCGTCATGGCCTCGGGCGCGACCAGCGAGACCTGGGTCGAGAAGATGATCTGGAGCGACTACCAGGTCATCTCCGACAAGACCGTCACGGGAACGCCGACGCGGTGCTACGTCGAGAAGCTCTCCACGCTCACGGCCAAGTTCTGGTCGGTCCCGAACGGCACCTACACCGCGAACTACCGCGGCATCCAGCTCATCGACGACATGAGCGCCGGCACCACGACGCCGGGACTCACTCAGCGCTGGATGGGCGCGCTGATGTGGCGGTTCGCCTACTGGCTCTCGTTCCCGCTCAATGTCCCCGCAGCGAAGCGCCAGGAACTGAAGACAGAGGCGGAGCAGCAGGAGCGCGATGTGCTCGGCGGCGAAAACGAGCGTGGAGACCTTCAGCTCTGCCTGCCGTCTGACCCCTACCACGGAGCCTACTGATGGCCCTCGCAGCACGCCTCATCGAGTCCATCGCCGTCACCGGCTCCCGCAAGGCGGACGGGTCTGTGAACGCGTCCGGAAAAGTCTTCATCTACGAGCCCGGGACAAACACCGCGGCGCCGGGCTTCACCTCCGCAGACTGCTCGGAGGCCTGGACGCTGACCGAGGGAGGAATCCCTCTCGACGTCGCCGGCAAGGCGGACATTTGGGTACAGGACGCGGTGGACGTTCGAGTCGAGGACTCGGACGGTGCCGTTCTGGCGACGCTGGCGGACTTCAACAAGGTCGGCGCGGCCCAGGTCGAGATCGTCAACGAGAACTACACCGGGGCAGTCACGGACGACGTCTCCGGGGACGTCACGCAGGAGCTTGGCGGTCAGACAGATCTCGACACCGTCCTCACGAACCTGGGCGAGTCGCTCGGCCCCGACGGGGAATACCAGGAGTCGGCCGGCGCGACGCCGCGGCCGTACATCGAGGTCATCCGTGGGATGCAGATCTCGGTAAAGGACTTCGGGGCGCGGGGCGACGGTCTGGCAGACGACACCGCCGCCATCCAGCTCGCGTTCAACGAGGCGAAGCGGCTGTCGACCAGGCTGTACGTCGACCCGGGCACCTACCGGACGTCGTCCGCCCTGTCGCTTGCGGGTGCCTCCGGCGTGCAGATCGTTGGCGCTGGTCTCGTGGCCAGCACGATCTTGTGCTACAGCTCCGCCTCGAACATCCTCGCGCTCTCGACGTGCACGAGCTGCGGCGTGCGGGACCTGAGTCTCGCGTTCTCGGCGGCGTCTACGTACTCGTGCCTCGTCGATACCAGCGGGATTCTCAATCGCCACGACAACGTCAGCGCCTACCTCGGGACGGTCAACATCGACGTATCGGGGTCGCAGCTGGTACTGCGCGACTGCGTCTCCACGCCAACCCTGGACGCGGCGAGCCGCGGGCTCAGGAGCGCGGTTCCGGTGTGTACGATTTCCGGCGGTAATTACCTTGCCGGCGGCGGCGCGAGCATCGAATTCACGGGAAGCGCGCAGAATACGTCGATCCATAGCGCCTCCTTCGGTACCGGGGTCCCCGGCCCAAGCTCGGCGCCAGGCATCCTGTTTAGCGGCATCGGCACCGGGCACTTCTCCATCTTTGGCTGCCCGACCCTCGGGGCCATGGGCAGCACGACCACCCCTATCGACACCACCGCTCTCACGGCCTGGCCATCGATTCGTCAGTGGGGAAACGGTATCAAGGGCTACACCACTACCGGCTCCACGCACACGCCCAACATCATGGTCGGCAACCCCCAGCGCCTCACAGGTGCCTCGGGCGCCACCACGGTCAACGCGCCGGTCTACACCCCGACCGGAATCGATGCCGAAGATCGCTACTTCGACTTCGAGTTCATCAACAACGCCGGTGGCACGACCTGGACCCTGAACGCCATCTATGTGCTCGACTCCATCCTTGGCTCTCTCCCCACGACCGCCGGCCACAGGATCTATAGCAAGTTCTACTGGGACAGCGCAACCTCGAAGCTGCGCGAAGTCTCAAGGACGTTGTCGGCGTAATGGGCAAGGCCAAGATCGACTTCGCCTCCGGACAGAACTCCTCCAACGAGCCGCTCGGGGGAGCCATCCCGCAGTCGGTCAATGTGCTGGTCGACGGCGTGGGGGCCGTACACCTGCGTCCGGGTATCTCCGCATGGGACGAGTTCGACCCATCGCCGGGCCTGGACGCCACGACCTCGGTCGACGGCATCTCCGCATTCAAGGGCGACGTGGTCTACGTGACCAGCGACCGGAAGATCCACGCCCAGCTCGGCACCGCGAACGGCGTAGACCTCTCGGATTCGACCGCCGCGTCACAACTGGACGCCGAGACGCGGCCCGTCCTCGTGCCGGCCAGAGACCGCATCGTCATCGCGGGCGGGGGGCGGGTGCAGAAGTGGGAAGGAGCGGGCCACCCGCTGTCCGAGCGGCTGGCCGGGGGGGCGCCGTTCTGCACGCACATCGTGTCCATCGCGCAGCGACTCGTCGTCAACCCGCGGGACAGCTCGGGTCAGATCCAGTGGTCCGAGGCCGGCAACGACGAACTGTGGTTGGGAGAGTTCAAGGAGCTGGAGTCCCGGCCCGACCCGTTGCCGGCCATCTACGACAATACCGGGGAGATCATCGGGCTCGGCACCGCCACCGTGCAGACACTCGACCCTGATGTCGACGAGACCTTCATCTCGGCGCGGACGTGGACGTCGGGCATCGGGGCGCCGTATTCATTCGCGCAGATCGATGAGACCTTCGGCTTCCTAGATTCGAAGCGCCGCATCCAGCTCTCCAACGGCCGCGCGTACGAGTCCATCTCCGACCCCAACCTCACCGAGACGCTGAAGAAGCTCCCCGTCACCGAGGACTGCTGGGCGTTCCGGATGTCCATCGGCTCCTGGGATCTCCTCGGCTGGCACTTCCCCACCGCGGCCCGGACCTTCGTGTTCGACACCTCCCTCAAGCGCTGGTACGAGTGGCGCGGACATCTTGGCGGGCAGTGGACGGCGTGGATGGCCAAAAGCCACTTCCACTGGGAGGACGAGAACCTCAACCTCATCGGCCTCGGCGACGGGACCATCGCGAAGATGGACGCGACCGCCGTCACCGACATGGGTCAGCCCATCGTGGCCGAGGCGGTCTCGGGCTTCTCTAACGACGGCACCGACAACTGGAAGCAGCACCTCTGGACGAAGTTCACGTTCCGCCGCGGGCTCGGCGAGGTCGGCGAGCTGCCGGGGCCGCGCGCACAGCTCTACTGGCGTGACGGGCTCGGGGCGTGGCAGGGGCCGGAGGACCTGGAGCTGGGCGACGGTACCGACCGGGACCCCATCCTCGTCGTCCGCACACTGGGCATGTACCAAACGAGGCAGTGGAGGCTGCGGTTCTCGGATTCGGTGCCACTCGTGCTCATCGACGCAACGACGACTTTCGAGGAAGCGGAACAATAGGTAGAATCCCGAGGAGGAGAGCACCATGGATTTCGGGTGGACGGACTACATTCCCGGGCTACATGAGGCCCACGACCTCGCCAAGGGTGACTTCAGTGGTGCGCTCAAGCATGGCGCCGCCGACCTGTTCACGGGTGGCCTCTATTCCCCGGCCTCCGGGGCGTACGACTGGTACACCTCCGGGTTCGACAAGCAGAAGGCCGGCTACCAGGAGGCCGCGAGGCAAGCCCAGGCGCTCGCCGAGAAGTCGAAGCAGACGCAGCTCCAGGGGCTCGCCCAGGCCGAGGCCTACTACGGACCGGCGCAGGACATGTACAACGCCGCTTACGGCTCGCCCGATAGGCTGAGGAAGTGATGAACCCCTTCTACGGTACGATCACCAATCTCGGCTCGGCGGCGGGCGCGGCCGGCCGCGTGAACCCCATGGGCCAACCGCCGCGGGGTGGATCCTGGCGTGGCGGCCCGCCATCGGGCGATCCATCCGCGGCGGTGAGCGCGGCAGGTGGCATCAAGCCCCCGGGGCCGACCTGGGGCTCCCCCCCGGCCTCCGGGCCGGCGGCGGGCGGCGGCGCGCCGGGCGTCAACACGGGCGCTCCCCCGAAGGGCAGGGAGGGCGTCCTATCGGGCCCCGGAACCGGCGAGGACTGGTACAAGACTTACGGCAAGGGCCTCACCGAGACGCCGGGCTACGGCGAGGAGCTGTACAAGCAGGGCGTGGGCGCGCTCAACCCGTACTACGACAACGCCCAGAAGGAGATGGTGCGCGAGGTCAACAACGCCACCGCAGCCCGGGGCGGGTTCAACAGCTCCTACGCCATCAACCGCATCGCGCGCGGCACTGAGAGCCTTCGGGGTCAGCAGGCCCGGGACATGGCGCAGATGGCGGCCGAGGCCGACCGTGAGCGCCTGGGGCGCATGGGTGCCGGCTTCGGGGCTGCGTCGGGAGCCCAGGGGCTCACGGATTCGCGGGTCCAGAAGGCGGTGGACGACGCGATCCGTTTGGCCGGCGGTAAGGCGGGGCAGGTGGGCGGGTTCTACGGCAACATCCAGCACGGCTACGACGCGGCCACGATGGCGAGCATCGAGGCGAACCTCAAGGCCTCCGGGATGTCGGCGGCGGAGATTCAATCGGTCGTGAACACCCTCATGCAAGGGGCCAGCATCGGCGTCAAGGCGGCGGCGCTGTAAGACCATGGCTTACCTGGATTACAACCTGCCGAACACCATCGACCTTACGCCGGGGATGTCGGCGATGGGCGACGCCCTGACCGAGGTGCTGCGTGCGAAGCAGGAGCGCTTGAAGCAGGAGCGCCTGCTCGCGCAGCGCAAGATGGAGGTCGATTACCAGAACCGGGCCCAGGAGAGGCTGGAGAAGCGCGACAAGGCCCAGTTTCAGATGCAGGATGAGGCCCGGCGGGCCGGGGCGGAGAAGGAGATCCGGGAGCGGCTGGCCAAGGGGGACACCGAGGGCGCCCGGATGGTGGCCGGCGGGACTTCGGTGTTCGACCCCGACACCCACGACCGCACCGGCACCATGGGCATCCGGATGGGCGAGCCCAACCTGCCCCCCAAGCCCCAGACCACCGTGGCGCCCGCCGCGCTCCAGGGACTCCCACCCGAGATCGCCGCCCGTCGTCGCGGCATGCAGTCGCGCGTGGAGCCGGCACCAGGGGCCATGATCGGCCCCATCCCGACCACGGAGGAGGCCTTCGTCGGCGCCCGCCCGGGAGCGAGCGAGATGGAGATGCAGGAGACCGAGGAGGAGCGTATGCGGCAGGAGGCCATGCGGGCCGACTTCGAGCGCCGGGCTCAGGCCGACCGCCAGCAGCGAACCTCCGACATGATCGCCGAGGAGCAGCACGGGGCGGACGCCGAGGCCCACGCCCTGGCCATGCAGGGATACGACCAGCGACAGAAGGCCTTCCCGGGCGAGATGCAGACCTACGGGCGCGAGGCGAGCGAGGCCCGGCGCGCGGCGCCCGCCTACCTCACCTCCCCGGGCCAGCCAGACCGTGAAATCGACGTCAAGGCCCTCCGCACCCAGGCCCGGCAGACCGCGGCTGACGAGTTCGTGGCCTCCGTGGGGCCCCAGGTGCGCACCGAGCAGGACCAGCGCGCGTTCCAGAACGCCCACGCCGGCATTCTGGCGGGCGGCCTCGACCCGAAGGCGGCCGTGGTCCAGTTTAACAAGGAGCGCCTGGGCATCCAGGAGCAGGAGTTCAGGCACGGCGAGGGCCTCCTGCGGGACGAGGCGGCACTGGAGCGGGCCAAGGTTCCGAAGCCTGGCCTCAACATCCAGCTCGAAGGACTCCGCGAGAAGCAGGCCGCAGGAACCCGGGCCGATCTCTCCGAGCTGCGCAAGGATTTCTCGGACTGGGAGGCCAAGGTCGCCACCCTTCCTCTCGACTCGAAGTCGAGCAAGCGCCTGGCGACCGCCTACGCGAACCTCAGTAGCAACAACGCCATGATGCAGCGGGAGGGCGCCGAGGGCCTGGTCGGGTTCTTCCGCGGCGGCGTGGTCACCGGCCAGGCCCAGAAGTACCTCCTGGACCACCTCTCGGGCATCGTCGGTGATGCTCAGACCTGGCTCCAGAAGCGCAAGACGGGCGGCTACGGCCCGCGGGACCTGGCCGTGCTGCGCGAAGCGGCCAAGAGCGCGTACGAGGAGCAGCAGACGAAGGCCGCTCAGCACTACCGCTCGGCCGTGGGGCGGTTTGGCCCTGGCGCGGGGTACGACGCCTATGGTGGGAACCTGAATGCGAAGGTGCTCGGCACGCTGCGGGAGTTCGGGTACGAGGCCGCGCCGCTGTACCCGGATGCCGAGCCGATCCAGCTTGGCTCCTCTGGCCGCCCCTACAAGCGCCGGGGACCGCCTGAGGCCGCCGCCCGAGGCAAGGGGAAGTCCAAGGCCCTCGATGAGGCAATGAGTGACTGACGAGGAGAAGCTCCAGCGGCTCCACGACGCCCTCAACGAGCCGGACGGCGCGCACGGCTACAGCCACGCCCAGATCAAGGCCAAGATTGGCGAGCTGAAGGACCGTGCCCCCGCCTCGGCCCAGGGCCTTCGCCCTGGCGAGATGTCCGGGTTCAAGTCGACCGTCAGCCCCATCGGCGAGGCTCCTCCCGAGGTCGTTGCCAAGCGTCGCGGCATCATGGACCGGCTCGGCGAGGGCATTGAGACCATCGGCACCGGGCTTGGCGCCATTGGCGAGGCCATCACCTCCCCGGGGGAGATGACCCCGGAACGCGCGAGCCAGCTGGCCCGCGGCGTCGACGATGTGACCTCCCTCGGCTACGGTCAGCGCCTGGCGGACGCCGCCAACCGAAAACTGTCCGAGCAGCGTCCGAACAGCGTTCTCCATCGAGATCTGACGCTCGACCCCGACGAAATGGAACGGGAAGCCCGTTTTCGCACCGGCGGGAACATCGTTGGCACACTTCTTCCATCCGGTCCGGCGTCCCTGATGCGCAAGGGCATCGGCGCCGCGACGAGGGCCATGGGCACCGGATCCGGAATCGTCTCCGGCATGGGGCGCGGCGCGCTGGCGGCGGGCGCCGGCTACGAGGTCACCGCCCCCATCCTGGCCGCCGCGCACGCGGAGAGCGCCGGTGACCGCGCCAGCGCGGCGGAGGAGGCCGCCACGGACCCGCTGGGGCTCGGTCTCGCGGTCACGGCCGGCGGCATCGGCGGGGGGGGGCGCGGCAAGGCGGTGGCCATCCGGGACCCTCGCACGGAGTCCGGGCGGACCCTGCGCGACATCGAGGCCGCTGGCGGTAAGACCCGGATGTTCGGGGAGCCAGTCAAGGGCGGGCTCTACGAGTCGGCGGAGATGAAGGGCCTGGCTGAGGGCCGGGCGGGCACCGAGCAGCTCGCGGCGGGCGCCGAGGAGCGCATGCACCGGACCACGTCCGAGGGGGTCAAGGCGACCCGCCGGCAGTATGCCTCCGACCTGGACCAGGTGCTCTCGCAGAACTCCAAGCGGCCGTTCCTCATGCAGAACGCCCACACCGGCCTCGACCGCCTGGAGGACGAGATCACAGTACGCCGCGGGCAGCCGGGGGAGATGGTAGCGGACCCCACCGGCACTCACCGGGCCATCCAGCAGATCCGAGGCCTCTTGACCGGCCCCGGTGGGGCGGCCGTTGTCAGCGGCGAAGACCTCCTCAAGATTCGCAAGCTGGCCTCGGCGCGGGCGTTCGCAGAATCCGACCCCGCGGCCGGTCGAGTATTGTCCATCATCCTGTCGGACATCGACAAGGACATCGCCGCCGGCCAGAAGACCGTTCCCGGCGGGCGGGCGGTGGCCGACATGAACCGCTCGTACCGGGAGGGGATGTCCCGGGCGACACAGGCCAACGACGTCCTCTACGGTAAGCGCCGGCCAGAGGTCGAGCGCACGGCGGCGGCCCGCAAGACGGCCGAGCAGCGGCTCATGCGAGTCGGGGACGAGACCGTGGCGGGGCTCACCGACAAGACCTCCGAGCTGGGGCCTGAGTACCAGGGCGAGATGACCAAGATTCGGGCTAAGAAGGCCCAGGAGCGGATCCGCCGTGGAGACCCGCAGACCTCCCAGCCGTTCGAACGGACCATCGCCAGGGCGGGTTGGATGCGGCACCTACTTGGTATGCTCGGACTGTCGGTAGGCGGCCCCCGTGGGTTCGTGGCTGGCGAAGCGCTCGGTGCGATGGGTGAGAACCCACTCGCGAACCAGGTTCGGATCACGCTTCCGGTCGCCAAGGCGGCCGGCAAGATGACGGGGGGCAGGGTCGGGTTGCCCGACGCCATCCTCTCGGCGGTGGAGCGCAAGCGGCGCAAGAAACAGGAACAGGAGACGCGGCCATGAGCGGACACGACGACAGAATCCTCGTAGGCAGGGGAGCCCTCGTTGCCGCCCCCGGTATTGCGGGACCTCCCGGCAGCGGGGCGACCATCACCATCATCAACACCGCGGACGTGACCACGCCGCTCGGGATGGCCTATCCGCAGGGCCTCCCGTGGAACCGACTCCAGTTCTCCATGATCTCCTCGCATGACAGCGCGGCCAGCGGCGTGGTGCGGGCGACGTCATTGGACCGGGGGACCAACTTCGACACGGTGGCCACGTCGACCTACCTCACGGCCGATGGGCAAACCACCTACGACATGCTGACCCGCGGCGGGCACGTCAAGATCACGTACCAGAACAGCGCGAACGTCCTCACTGTATGGCGCTGGGAAATCTGGGCCATCCGCGACAGGAACCCCGGCTCGTGAGCGAGTACGTAAACGACCCGCCGTCGTCGTCGGGCGGCGGCATCAGCACCGTCTCCACGGGACTGACGCTCTCCGCGGGCGCGCTCACGGCGAACCTATCCGTGGGCGTCGCGGGTGGGCAGACCGTGATCGGAGGCGCTGCTGCTTCCGAGACCCTGACCCTCTCCTCGACGTCGCACGCGACGAAGGGACAGATTCGGCTCGGCAACGCGAACAACTACTTCGACGAGGCTGCCGGCAATATGGTCCTCTCGGGCTCCGGGGTCAGCAGCATCACCAGCACGTCGACGACGGGTCCGGTGCTGACGTTGTCGGGCGCCTCGTCGATGTCGCCGCCATCCGCGACCGCCGGGCAGCTCCGGCTGAACCAGACCGGGAGCGACCACCCCGGTATGATGTTCACGAAGGGCGCTACCGTGGGCGGCGCCATCCGCGTCTCGGTTGGCGGTCAGAACGAATACTACGGCGACAAGCACGTGTTCTTTTCAACTCCTATCGGCGGCGTCCAGCTCATGGTCGCCAACCCCGGCAGCAGTGCCGCCGTCGGCATTCCCTACGGCTCCGGTCAGACTGCGCTGCTTCTCAACCGGGCCGGATCGGGAACGCGGCAGGACATCCTGCGCACGGTGGACACCGGCACCGGGGCGACCACGCTCGGCATCGGTACCAGCAACAACAACGGCATGGTGCTCGTCTCGAACAACACGACCCGCATGGAGTTCACTGGGGACGCCAAGATCGGAATGTTCGGCGTGACGGCCGTCGTCCAGCAAACGAGCGGCGCGAACCTCACCAACAACGTCACAGCTGGCGGCACCGACGACACCATCGCCGACTACTCCAGTCTCACGGTCTACGCCAGCGACGCCGCCGCCATCCGCAATAACCTCTATCAGCTCGCGCGGAAAACGAAGGTAGTCCACGACGCCATGCGCGCCTACGGATGGCTAACGTGACCCGCATCCTGATGCTCTCAGAGTACGACCGGGCCGTGGCCAAGGTCATGCTCGATCAGTCTCACTGGTCGGGCGGTGAGGAAGGCATGACGGCTCGCCTGGCGATGGAGAACACGCTCAAGCTCACCGACTTGGAGCGGACGCGCGGCGCGGACTTCCCGATCGACAAGCTCTCTCGCAAGGAGGAGAAGTACAAGCTTCCGAAGTTGCAGGTGGAACTGCTCATCTCGACGGTGAGCGCCGTCGGTCATCCGAAGTTCGGGCGTGTCGCGGCCGAGCTGGTTGTGAAGCTTCGTAAGCAGGCTCCTGCGCCGCGCGAGGCGACGTGAGCGAGTACATCAACGACCCGCCCATCGAAGGGGGCTCCGGGACGTGCGACTTCAACGAGGGCGCGCCGTCCTCACTGCGCATCGTACGTCTCATCGCGACCGCCAACGTCGCCAGCCTCAGCGGCTCCACGACGCTCGATGGCCTCGCCACGAACGACGGCGACGACGCGCTCCTTCCCTACCAGACCACCCTCTCCCAGTGTGGTATCTACACCGTCAACCACGGCGGGGCCTGGACCAGGCGCGCGGACTTCGCCGCCGGTAGCAACGGTCAGGTGGCACTCGGGACGACAGTCGTCGCATACGACGGCCGAGACAACCGCTACGCGACGTTTCGGCTGTTCACGGCCGGCGCCATCAATGTCGGCGTCACGTCGCTCAACTTTCACAAGGTCGGCTCTGACTTCTCGCAGGTACTCGGCACCGACGGGACGTACTCCAAGATCGGCCTCCAGCAGATCTTCATCATCCTGAGCGGTCCGAGCGCCACCATCTGCGGGCAGTTCGGTGCCGTCATCGACGGGCAATCCCAGCTCTCGCCCGGGTCGAACGGCTTCTGGATGGGGGCTGGCCTTGGGTACAAGGCCCTCGCCGACACGACTGCATGGGTGGGCCTGCACGGCGGGCAAGGCAAGCCGACCGGCGTCCCGGCGAACCTGACGACCTTCCCGGGCAAGGTTGCCGAGCGTTGGGACATGACCAACGGGAAGCGGTATTCGTTCAACCCGGAGAACGTCGCGAGCTGGAAGTGCAGCGGTGAGGAGTACACCGCGCTCAACCGCGGCACTGGACTCGCGAATGCCGACCAGACGGTCCAACCCGGCACGGACAAGGCGTCTCAGTACAACCGAATCATCCCGCTGACCGCGAATCGCAATACGACCGTCGGAACTACTAGCGTGCCGACCGGTATGGAGGTGGACATCGTGCGCCAGGACGGCGCCGCGTTCACGAACGCCATCATCAACGGCGGGGCTGGGGCGGGAACCCTGCTCACGTTCGCGGCCAGCCCGACGACCGCTGAGCGGCTGACGATCCGCTTCGACGGCACCAACTGGGTGGAGCCGCGGTTCCGCTACGTGGAGCCGTGACATGTGCAGTCCTGGCAGGCCATGGCCATGGACTCCGGGAGCGGGCGCGCCGATTGTCGCCGCCGCCGGCCAGCATTGGGTCTTCACGGGCGACAGCATCATCACGCCCCCGGTTGGCTGGGACGCCGATCTCAAGGCGCGCATCGAGACGCTTGTCGGAGGTTCTATCACCGTTACCAACACGGCCCAGGCCGGCTACACGGCCGTCGAGATGGCTCACCAGGTCCACAACCGCGTCGGCATCTACAACCCGGACGTCGTCGCCATCACGATTGGCCTCAACGACATCCGGGTTGCCACGGCGGGCAGTGTGATTGCCGCCGCGGTCGCGAGCATTCTCTACGGCATCCGTGCCGAGTGCCCGAATGCCCAGATTCTTCTCGTCGGCATGTGGATGTTCGGCGAGCAGTGGCTGAGTGGTCCGCTGCGGTGGGCTCCCGCATCCGACCACAACATCGACACCATCAACGCCCTGATCGCCACCGAGTGCACGACGTACGGCGCGGCCCACCCCGACGTGCGCGGGCCGGCGCTCGTCTACGAGTCGCTTCACAATACCCCGGAGCCGGGCGTGGTCTCGGGCGTCCTGACGAACGACGGCGAGGGCATCCACCCGGACACGGCCGCCGGGCGGACGCAGATGAGCGACGCGGTGATGACCTACGTGACGGCGTGAAGGATGGGATTTACCGATGACGAAATCCGAACCCTCATCCGCCCAAAGCACGACTGGAAAGCCCTTATCGGCGTGCTCATATCTGGCGCCGGCATCGCGTGGGCAATCGCGAAGTGGGCCGCAACAACGCCGACCCGCGACGAACTCAACTCGACGCGCGACGACATCGTGCGCATTCGCATCGAGCTGCCGACCATGAATGCGAAGATAGAGCGGGTGGAGCAATCGCAGCAACGCGTCGAAAGGGCGGTTGACCAGGTGATTGGCAAACTTGACGAGAGGAAGGGCCGTGGGCGATGAACCCAAACGCGATGACGAACGGACAGACGGAGACATCGACGTCGAAGTCCAGTGGACACTTGAGTACGCCCACTCTTTGGTTGCAGCTGCGCACGAGTGCTACGCGTACCCAAATCGAATGCGAGTTGCTCGCCTCCGAGATGCAGAAGATCCTGTCAAGTCCGGGGCAACGAGAACCGAGCAAGTCAGGGCAGCCCACCGAGGCTTCCTCCGAAGAACCCTCGGCGTACAAACCCTTGAGTTCGCCGTCCTGGATGACACCGCTGCACAACCTGTAAAGGAGAGCCCATGACCACGAACCGCAAGCTCGAAATCGTCGCCGGTATCGGCGGCGTTGCCGTTGGTCTCGCGACGGCCGGTGTTCTTCCCGCCGCTGCGGGAGCAATCGGGGCCGCCGTCTCTACCGTGGCGATGCTGTTTCGCGAGAAGCCCGAGAAGCAGGCGACCAAGATCAGAAAGGCCAAGGAAACCTTGCTGCGCGCTGCGGTCGGCGGTCAGGCGGTGGACGCGGAAACGCCCAGGCCGCCCGTGAAGATGAACAAAGGAGGGATACCATGAACGTACGGGCGAAATTCCAAGTCACGAGCGTCACGCATACTTGCGCATGGGGAGGCGGCGCCCACGAGACCGATGCCGTCGTGCTGTCGGCCGTCCAGGGCGAGCGCAACAAGTCGTGGTCGAAGTGGACCCCATCCGGGAAGCTGGAGATGCAGATCAACAACTCGGCCGCGCTGAACCAGTTCAAGATCGGATCGTTCGTCTACCTGGATTTTACCGAAGCTCCTGAGACGGACGAGAAAGAGCCAGCCTGACCTCCGGTCGCCGCATCCTACTCGTGCTCTGCGTCGTCGCGCTCGGCTTGATTGCCGGGTCGATGGCGCACAAGGTGGACTGGCTGGAGCGGGCGCGGGTTAGGATGTGCCGGTGAGCAACGAGACGTCCCTGGCGTTCTCCATCAGCATCCTGGTGGGCGGGATACTCGTGTGCGCGGTGATCTGGTTCAACGGGCCGGGGTTCATGCCGTGAGCCTGTCCGCCGAGACGCTGGCCATCACGCAGTCATACGTTGGCACCCGCGAGACGTCGCACAACTCCGGCGATGACGTCGACATCTTCCTGGCCAGCGTCGGCCTCGCGCCGGGGAACCCATGGTGCTACGCGTTCCTCTACCATTGCGTCGCCAAGGCCGCAGCTCGGCTCGGCCTCGACAACCCCATCCCCCGCACCGGCTCAACTCAGCGAGCATGGCGCACGGCTCAGCCGTACATGCGCTGGCCGAACCCCGCCCCGGGCTTGATCTACATCATCCAGCACAGCGAGACGACCGGGCATGCCGGTATCGTGGAGTTCGTCGACGAGGATGGTGATATCACGGAGATCAGCGGGAACAGCAACCGAACCGGGTCACGCGAAGGTGATTCGGTCGTGCGGAAGATCGGCCAGCCAGAAGTGGTTCACGGCGGCGTCTTGCTTGGGTACCTTGACCTCGACCGCGGCGCGCAGGCGACGAGCTAGCGCTTCCTGCTCGGTCGCTTCGCCTCGTACTTCTCGACCTTCTGGATCAGTCGGCGCATCTTCGCGAGTTCATGACCGCCGATGAATAGTTCCGTTCCGTCCGGCTCTGCGCGTATCCACCAGCCGTCTCGCTCACCCGAGTCATCGATCACGGCGCGAAACGGACTGACGCGGAATTGGCCCTTGGTCACCGCGTCCCCGTTCCAGGTGAGCGAGTACGGCCAAGCACGGAAGCGATGGTCTGTCGCATGAGTTCGCGGTTTTCTTCAGGCACCTCGTTCCACGGGCGGGCGGAACGCTCCTGGGTCTTCCAGCCGACGCCGGGCGCGAGCCGCTCGTAGGTGTCGTGAAACTCGCGCGCGAGCTCGTCGATGTCGAGCGTCTCCCACTCGGCGAGGGCCACGGTCGCGAGTCGCCGCGCGAATTGCTCGAATGCCACCGGGCTCAGCGCGTGCGCGTCGCGGATTCGTCGCAGCGCCTCTACCAGGGGGAGGGTCATGGGAGGGGCTCCAGCTCGGCGGCGTCGATAGCAATCTGTTGGACCGCCCACCCGCGGACACGAGCCCATCGTTGCTCCGGGGTCTCGCCTCGGTACGGGCCGGCCTCATCGTTCACGAACATCACCTCGGCGGCGAGCTGGTGAGCGATATCGAACGTGGCCGCGAGCTTGTCGTGGTCGCCGTAGGAGTCGTCGGTGGTCAGCTTCGCCCCACGCTGCTTGGCCAACGCACCCAATGCGCACACCTCCCCCTCCGTTGTTTCCAATTCACTGTCTACGAGCCGCTTGACCGGCATCGCGTCTAGGGCGCCGACTAGGTCACGAAAGAACCGCTGCCCGCGTTTGCCGCGCGAGGCGCTTGCGACCTGGCCACGCCACATCGCGACGTCACTGTCCCATTCGGTCGTGTACCCCGAGCGGCTCACGGCTCCCCCAGTTCAGCGAGGGCGCGACGAGCGACGCACGGGTCGCACATGCAGGTAGTGCCGGTCAGCGGATGATCGGCTCGTCGCGCCGTGAATTCCAGCGCCTCCCTCGCTACCCCCAGCCTACGGGTAAGGAAGGCGACCTCGCGATCAAGCAAGTGTCTCTCGCAAAGCCCACTCGGGAATCCGCCGGTACGAGGACAGCCGAGGTGAGCGCACGGCGACGGCTCGGGTCTGACGACGGGGGCCGCCCCAGCAGGCGGGTCCGCGAAGCTGGGGCTCGGTCTCTCGTCACTCATGATGGGTTCCCTTCGGCGGGCTCAGTAGTCCTTGGCTCCGATTGTTCGTCGACGGGCGTCACGGCATGGCCCAGTGCTTGTGAGCCTGCGTCGACAGCGCCCAGCGGTCGGTGCCGAACCGCAGTAGCATCTCGATCACTTCGGCTCGGTTGTCGCTCCCGTCCCGGGCGGTGAGCGGTTGCAGGTACCGGTGAAAGAACGACGTCCGCGAGTCGTAGCGCGCGACGTCCGGCCAGATCATCCCCGGGCGGACCACGACCTTAAGCGTGTGCCCGGTGCGCTGCGCGTAGTCGGCCGTCTTTGGCGACACCGTGATCCACTCGATGGGCAGCCCAGTCACCGGGCGCGCGCCGCTGGTCTCCAGATGAACACGCAGGCCGATGCGGTGGATGGCGGCGATCAGCGGAATGAGGTCGTGGTCCGTCGGCTCGCCGCCTGTGATGCACACGATCGCCCGCTCGCAGGCGTCGAGACAGCGCACGCGTTCAACGATTTCCTCGGCGCTCAGCGTCTCGGTCGCCTTCCACGGCGCCTCGTCGCACTCGGTTCGGATCGCGCAGTTGAGCACCGAGCAACCGGCCAACCGTACGAACGTCGTCGGGTAGCCGACGAAATGCCCCTCACCTTGAAGGCTGCGGAAAATCTTGGTCACCGGGTACTTCACGCGGCCTTCCTTCCGACCTGGGATTCGAGGTACGCGACGAGGTCGTCACGCTGCACGCGTGCGCCGGGCTGGTTGGTCTTCCGGAACCAGCCGTTTCCGTCCACGGATACGGCGCCAGCTCGCTGGGCCTTCAGCAGTCGCGCTTGATGGTTCACTCGGCCGACGTGGACCCGGCCAGGGAACCGCGCGCACCAGGGTTCGATCGCGTCTTCCTTCCACTTCGTGGTGCCGCCCACGAACAGGATGCAGTCGCCGGACGGCACGTCGTCGAACGTCATCCCGTCCTGAAGCGCGAAAGCGGGCCGGAACCCGCGCTCACTGACGGCACCGACGTACTCGCCCCAGCGCTCCAGTGTTCGGTCGCGGTCGGTGATCACGTCGGGAACCAGCGCCCATAGTGGGCGAAACTTCGCACGAGCTGCCCAGTCGAGCAGGCGCAGCCACGGGCCCGGCTGCCAGTCGAGGTTCTTCTCCCAGAGCGGATAGGCGCCGTTGTCGAGCGCGTACGGAAGTTCCTCGAACGGGCCGCGCTGCGCCCCCGGGCTGTACAGGTGCCCTAGAAGCCCCCGGCCACGATAACGCTCGGCCAGCACGCCGATGTCGTAGCCGGTGTGGTTCGAGACCATGACCATCACGCCCCCTCACGTCCCTTCTTCATCACAGTGGAGATCGGGCACTCAGGCACGACGAACCAGCCGTGCGCGGCCGAGTATCCCCTGGACATCCGCTATCGCTGCGTCGGCCCACATCCTACGCTCGGCCTTTGTCCAGCCCTTGAACACCCCGTTCGCGTCGTGCCATTGTCGGTGGTGGGCGTCACAGAGGGGGATGCACGTCGAGTCGTCGGCCTTCAGAGCCGTGCCGGGCTTGCGGCCCGCATGGTGAGCTTGAACGGGCCCGCGATGGTCGAGCGACATCTCGCCCCCGGGCGGACCGACGTAAATCCGCGGAGCGCAGCAATTCATTCGGCGTACCTGATCCATGTAATCCGGGTCGGAACCAGCCCGCTCCAGCCGGCGTGGCGTGCGGCGCTTCATCGTGGCCCCATGGGACACGCGCGTTTTTCCCAACATTGCCCGCACCAATCGCCAGGGCGCGGCTCCGGCGGGAGCTTCGCGGCCTCCATGACCGCCGACATCTGGATGTTCCAGGCCGGCGTCCCGACCTCCACCGGGTCGCCCCAATCCCATGCGCCGTCACGGGCGTAGTACACCCCTGGGACATAGCCCCTGGCAAAGAAGCGCTGACACAGGGCCAGCCCCGCGGCGTTGACCTGGAGGTTCGCAGCAGCCGGCGCGACGGGCCACTTCCCGGTCTTGATGTCCGGGACCCGGAGCATGTGGTCCTCGTCGAGCCACGCCAAGTCGGCCCGGCCGGCGGTGAGCAAGGTCGCCCCAGGGGAGCGCTTCAGCTCGTCGGGGCCGACGGTGTAGACGTGCGGCTCCAGCTCCACTACCTCGACGTACGAGCCGACGATGGTCAGCCCCCAGGCCAGCTCGGTGAACGTGTGGCCCATCGTCGGCCACCACTCGGAGGCCATGAGGTCGAGCCAGCCCTGGATCTCGATGTCGTCGGCCGCGGGCTGGCGGTCTTCCTTCACCCAGCGCTCGACGTGGCCGTGGAAAAGAGTGCCCCTCGACATCGAGGTCTCCTGGGCCTCGGTCTTGGGCTTCTTGGCCGACAACACCTTGATGTAGCCGCAGTTCGGTGCAAGGGCGCTGGCGGTGATCAAGCGCCCACCATCCGCGCCTGTCCGCTCGACAGGCTGTTCGCCCACTCCACCGTCGGCAAGTACGGTCGGCCGATGCCCATGCCGCCCATGCGACCCTTGAAGATCGAACAGATGTGCCCATAGCACGGTGACCTGTCGCGGTCGGTCAGGTTGCGCCCAAGCAGCCACTCCACGTACCTCCCGTTCGCCGCCAGGGCCATGAGGCACATCCGAAACTGATCTGGCGTCATTGTGGTCGTCTTCGCGCCGCGTGGCAGTCCCTCGCGCAGCACAACCCGGCGCCACAGCCAGAACACGACCGAGATGTTGAGCTTGCCCCGGAGGCGATTGTTCTCAGGCTCGGCGCCCCAGGCCTCCCAGCAGATGCTCATGACGTGCGTCAACCTGCGGACCTCGTCGGCGTCCAGCATCCCCGCGCACTCCACGCTGCTCGGCCCCGAGGTTGGGTACACCATCGAGCCGTACCAGCATCGGAGTGCCGTGCTTACGAGGATGACCCTGGTCGCCTTCGTCATGCGTCGTGCCGCGTTCGTCATCGGGCGCATCCTGATGTTCGAGTACCCCGCGAACGGGATGCGGCGGCGCAGCTCCGCGAGGTGCAGGTTTGTCGCCTCCAGCCCGCGTAGGAAGTCGTCGTTGCGCATCCGTACGAGCTGGGAGTTCAGGCGAACGAACTCCTCCGACATGTCCGACAGCGATTCGAAGTAGCACACGCGAACGTCGGCGATACCCTCAGGCAGGCCGGACAACAGGAACGCCTCGATGCGATGCTGCCCGTCGACGAGGAACGTCGCCTTATTCAACTCACCGAGGGTGATGATGCCCGGAATGACGCCACCGTCGACCTTGAGCTGTTCGATGAGCGCCTTCACACGGGCCGTGATCCGCTTGTCCCTCTGGAACGGCGGAGTCGCCCACTTCTTGATGCTCTCCGGCGTCAGCAGGACGGTGTCCATCTTGCTGCGCAGGGTCCGTCCTGTGGTTGCGGGAATCTCGGACGTCCCCCGAATGCTCACGACGTTCGACTTCATCGGATCCGCCCCTGCGCCCTCAACTCCGCCACCAGTGCGTCGTAGCCGTCGCCGCCGTACATCTTGAGCAGCAGGTACCCCGCCTCGGCCTGGGCCTGCGTCAGCGCCTCGATGGGGTTGGGGGCGGTGCCGACCGCGTCCCCGAACCACTGGCGGAACGTCAGCCGGATGAACGCCTTCGTCCAGGTCAGCGCCTTGATGACGCCGCGGACATCAGCCTTGGCCTGGTCGCTCGCTAGGTCAGAGCTGCCGCTCGGTGCCGCAGCGGGAGCAGTAGGCGACTCGGTCGGAGGCTCGGCCGACGGTGAACTCGCGGGAGCCGCACTCGCAGCCGATGGGGCGGCACTACCCGGAGACGCGATACCAACGCCCACAGGGGCGACACCGGACGTCGACGAAGGTTCCCGCTCGGCCGGCGGTGGTGACGAGGGACTCGGCGACTTCGTCTCCGCAGGCGGGGCAACTCCACCCGCGCCTGCCATGAGGTCGTGCGGGTTGCTCACTCGCTGCTTGAGCTTCCACCGCGTCTTCCCTTCCCGATCCTGGTAGCTGGTCGCGTACTTCGCTTTCCACTGCTCCCTCCAGTTCCCGTCCCACATCTCGGCCCCGTATCCCAGGTCTTTCGCGATGCGCCCGATGCAGTCCGTCCGGGCGCCCTCGACGCACGAGGCGTATGACATGTTCGCGTTGTTCTCGCGATAGAAGCACTCTCCCACCGCCTCGCCCACGAACCGCCCGAGCGCGTAGAGTGCTCCATGATAGATGACGATGTTGCCCATCACCCGGGACGGGCCACGCGGCGCAATCGCCCACCCGCCAGCGCCGAAGGCCCGTGTCAGGATGCGCCGCCACGCCACGCCGGGCAGGAACACGATGCCGTCGGGCTTGATCTCGACGTCCGTCTCCACCACCGGCTCCGCGAGAATCTTCCGTACCTCATCCGGGAAGGGTTCCGAGGCGATGCCGTCGAATCCCTTGAGGTACGTTGGACGCTCCTCCTGCGTCGTCCCGGCCGGTGGCGCGACCACCAGATCTTTCCCGGGAGCACTCACGAGAACACCCGGCGCATGAAGTCGAAAGCTCCGCCCAGGCCCATCACGATATTCTTGGCCCGCTCCAGCGCCAACGCCTCGGTGACGACCTCGCCCTCCCGCACCATGATGCCGGCCCTCACCATGTCCACCATGATGGCCGTGTCGGCGACCGAGGTCTTGAGCTTGTAGACCCGGTACCCGAACGGCGTGTGTTCGAGCTGGCACCCGAGGCCCCTCAGCTCTTTCAGCAGCTCGAAGCGGTCGCGCGTCCCGAGGCCATCGATGACCGCCTCGCTCCACACCATCGCATCGATATCGGCCGTCGCTGCCATCGCCTGCGCAATGTACCTCTCTCGTTTCTCCGGCATCGCGATGTCCTCCATGGTTCCTACTCCTAGGTTCCTACTCCTACCTCGACCATGGATTGGTGTCAACGTAAAAAGGCGTTGACTACGCTAAATATCGTCGGTAGAGTTGATTCCCATGGGACGACCAAGGGTATCACCGGCGAAACGGAAGCGGCGCAGGTTCACCATCTATGTCGACGACGCGCAGGCGGCGAGGATTCGTCGGGCGGCGACGGCGTACGGTCATCTGGAGCCGACGGAATGGATCCGGGGGCTCATCCTCGCGCAGGCTGCGGCGGTCACCGGGATGGGTCGGCTGTGAGCGCGGTCAATCGTGTGTGCCGCGGGTGCGGCGAGCGGGGTGCCAATACGAGTACCAGCCTGCCGGCGCTGAAGGGGTCGTGGCACATCGGCTGCCTCATTCCTGCGAAGGCGACGGTGACGAGGCCGCTCCTGCACCGGCTGTCCCGCGGGCCGACGCCGGGGGTCTACGTCTGCGGGGCGAAGGAACGGGATGGGGCTCGATGCTCGACGGTGCTGCGCTTCGTGACGTGCCCAGGGTGCAGGCAGATCACACGCGAGCAGCAGGCGCGGGCCAAGGCGCGGAACCTGCCGGCGGTGTCGGCGTGATGTTCGAGCCGCGCCCCGACTACTGGCAGGCGGCAGGATACGCCGCGCTGGTACTCGGGCTGTGCATGTCGACGTGGCTGTGGATGGGGATGCTGCTGGCGCCATGATCAGCGTCGTCCTCATTCGAGGCGATGGAACCGAGGAACCTGTCAGCCTGGAGGAACCGATGAGCACGACCGATGCGAATGGTGGGCCCGCCCCGCTGCTACTGACCCCGACGGAGCGCGAGATGCCCGAGCCCCCGCCGAAGCCGCCGCGCACCCGGGCGCCCAAGGGCCTCGCGCTCAAGGTCACCGTCACGAAGACGGTGGTGAAAGAGCTGACGTTCCTGGAGGCGGACCTGAAACGTCTCCTGCGCCTGCCGGCGGACGCCGAGCTGGAGCTGCGCACGGACGACAAGGAAGCCGTGAGCCTCGTGGCCTCGTGGACGGTCACGAACGGGTGACCTGTGATCGGGCACACCATGATTGGGGACATCGCCAGACGGATGGTGCGCGACTGTCCGGCGTGCGGGCGCCTCCCGGTCATCTCGGTCTATCAGGATTCGTCTGGGGGCATCGTCGTGCGGGCCCGCTGCCACGGCTCCACTGAGATATGGCCGCTAGATGACCTGGGCAATGAGACAGTGGAGGTGGGCAGGCTGGCGGCGTGGCTTCGCCGGCTGTTCGCTCTCGACGCCATGCCCGACGTACGGGAACTCATCCGGTACAACGCCGAGCCATTCGCGTGAAGCCCGACCCACGCCAGCAGTACCTGTTCAAGCCGGAGGGGCTCCTGCGCCTCCGGCCGTACCAGCAGGAAGCGAAGGACGCCGTCCTCGCCGACCTCAAGCGCATGCAGGCGACCATGTTCGTTGCGCCGACGGGCTCGGGTAAGACGGTAACCTTCGCCGAACTAGCGCGGGAGCACGACGGGGCGATAGTCGTCGCCGACCGTGACGCCCTCATCACTCAGGCAGCGTGGAAGCTCTCCGCCGCCACTGGGAAACAGATCGCCATCGAGAAGGCAGAGCGCAAGGCTTTCGGCTCGCGGTACATCTGCGCTTCGATCCAGTCGTGCCGGGGGAAACGCCTCACTGAGTTCGCCGCCCGATATCAGGACATCCCCCTGATCATCGTCGACGAGGGTGACCTGGCGGTGGCGCCCACCTACCGCAAGTTCCGCGCGGCGTTCCCGCGGGCCAAGTTCGTCTACACGACGGCGACGCCCGACCGCGCCGACGGGATTGGCGTGGCGAAGAATCTGACCAACGGCCACGTCTCGCACGTCTACGACGTCGTGCAAGCCGTCGAGGATGGGTGGCTCACGCCGATTCACAGCTACCCGGTCGAGCTGGACGTGGACCTCGACAAGATCCGAACCATCGGCCGGGACCTCGACCCCATGCAACTCGACGACGCCATCGCCCCCGAGGCGGCGAAGATTGCTCGCAGCATCTTGGACCACGCCCACGGCCGGCTCATCGTGTTCACGCCCGGGGTGAAGACGGCGCACGTCACGGCCGGCGCGCTCAACCAGCTTCGCCCTGGGTGTGCCGCCGCCATCGACGGGCACATGGACGACGACGACGTGAACCGAATCCTCGACGCCCATGAGGCGGGCGAAATCCAGTACGTCGCCAATTGCAACATGCTGACCCGCGGCTACGATGACCCGCGGCTGTCGGGGATGTTCGACGCGGCGCCGACCGAGAGCCGCACGCGGTACGCACAGCGCATGGGACGGCCCATGAGAATCTGGCCCGAGGGCATCGACGACAAGCCCACACCGACCGAGCGCATCACGGCCATCGCCGCCAGCCCCAAGCCCGTGGCGTGGGCGTTCGACCTCGCGTGCAACGGCGACCGGCATCACCTGGTCACGTCCGTGGACCTGTTCGGGGGGCGGTACACCCCAGACGAGCGGAAGGTAGCCCGGGACGTGCTCAAGAAGGCCCCTGGGAGCGTCGTGGCTGCGTTGGAGGATGCCCGGTCACGCATCCAGGAAACCCACGCCGCGCGTGCAGCAGCGGCCGTGAGGGCTCGCCTGGGGAAGGTTCGAACGGTGTTCGAGATGGTGGGCCTGGGAGCTGATAGGGCTCGGATACGCCTCGCCCCGAGACCCGAGGACATGGCCACGCCCCGGCAACTCGGGCTCCTGAAGTACAAGGGGATTCCGGTGCCGCCCGCGTGTACGAAGCGGGAATTCAAGCGGTTGATTGGGACCCAGAAGGCCCTTGAGGACAAGCGGCGGGCCGGTCTCGGCACCGTGGAATGGCTGGCCAAGATGGGTGTGGCGGCGCAGCAGGTGACCCATGCGGAGGCTTTGAGGCTGTTTCGGGCGTACGTTGATGCTGGTTCGCGGCGTCTGACGCAGGACGAGGTCCTGAGGGCGCTGGCGCCAGCGTGACGTGGCTTCGGGTCCCGAAAACCCCCGGCACCGACCGCTTCACGGCCCTCCGGGCCTGGCTTCGGTCCATCGGATGCTGCTGGAGCTGCCAGACTGGTTACGCCCTGCTTCAGGTAGAGCTAGAGGCGCGTCGCCGGGCGCCCATCCCCAAGTGCTCGGATGGCTGTGAAGCTCTCGCACGGGCGGCGTGGGCTACCTTACCACGTAGGTGAGTTAAACTCTCACCGCTACCGGCAGTGGGTTGAGTTAAGCTCGACCCATCTGCCTGGCGCTGATGTCGGCGAGCGACGCCGCGAACGTGTCCCTGATTTTCCCGTTCCACTTCTGCTTTCCCTTGTGCGACTTTCCCTTCTTTCGTTTCTTCTTGCGCTGTTGCCACTTGGGTTTCCTTATCCCCGGTAACAGGCGACCGCTTGCGTCCCTGCAAATCCCGCCCGGGTCGATGTTCAGGATGTGGCCGCGCTGGCGGAAGTGCTTTATCCAGTGCCCTTCGCGCTCCTCCCAGGTTGGGCCACAGCAAAACTCCAGAACGCGAATACTTGGCTTGGCGGAGAAGCATCGGCGCAGCTCGGTTAGCCAGCTTCGCACGCGCGGATTAACTGGCATGTCGAGATGATCCCGGAGACGCGCGTCGGTGTACTGCGCGGTGTACCCGACGTAACGAACTGTGTTGTCACGCGGATCCACGAGCGCGTAAACGCAATGGTGATGCGGTGCGCAGGGGTCCACGTCGACGGGAATCATTGGAGGTCGAGACCAGGCAGGGAATCCCATTTCGGTTCTCTCGCACCGGGGAGGAAACCGCGCTGTCGCAGCCGCAACCCGGATGAGGCAAGTTCACCCGGATGCTTGTCCTGACTAGGTCGCCCGTACTAGCAGTCCGGCCGACACCCTGATCGCGCGAGTACCACGTCCGGCCCTGTAGGTGTCAAGTAGGTAGCTTACGGCTTCACACTTCTTAACACTTCTTCACAATTGCGCGCCGCAGCATCCGGTTTCGATACAGCTCAAGATTTCGTTTATGTTCGACCGCGGCGATCTCGTCTCGCGACAGGCGACGGACGGGTCCGGGCCGACGAATCATCTCGGCATACGCTGACACTTCCGAGGCGGGAGGCCTGAACTTCACAGGGATAAAAGCGTAGGATTTCCACTGGGAATTGGCAACCCGGGCTCTTTAATTGACCTCTCCCGCGACATCGTCAGGGCAGTATTTCAGCTCGGCCGCAATGTGAGCCGCAACCAACGTCCCGAGTGGCCCCAGCTTGCTCAAGGCTCGCGCGGTGCATTCCGCGGCCACCTCGCCCATGTCTTCTAGCCCGCGGTGGTAGCCGAAGGCGTAGCCCGCCCAGAACCCAAGCGCGGTAAGCCCGCCCGTCACGAGACCGATTACCAGCTCATGCACGGGGACGACTCCGCGCTGGCAATCTCACGTGACAGGATGTCGAGCGTAACGTCGATGATGCGATCCGCCGCCGCCGCCTCTCGCGGCCCTTGGCATCGGTCCCGGTCCACGTGCCGCGAATCAAGCGGCCTTCATCGATCAACAGTCGTAGCGTCTCGGCGGTCATGACGACGACTCCCCGTCCATCGACATCGATTTTTCAGCCCGTGCCCACGATTCGATGTCGGCCAATGCATCTGCGTCGGGTGCGAAAAAGTCAGGGATGCGTCCAGTAGACGCGGCGTAGATTGCCGCACCGGAAAGCCATGGGCCGAGTTGCCGTTCGAGGTCCCGCCCGCGCTTTCCCGCGACGGTGATAGCCCATCCGGCGCGACAATGGGTTGTGTTGCACGTATGCCAGGCCTTCATGTTCAGGGCGCAGCCTTTGCGTGAGATGGCGGCGGCAATCTTCCGATCCAGGCCGCGGACAACCACGCCAATGGAGGCGACGTAATCCAGATCGTTAAGATCGCCGGACACCTGCGCATCGCCGCACACCTGCGCGTTGCCGCACACCCGCGCATCGCCGTACACCTGCGCGTTGCCGTACACCTGCGCATCGCCGTACACCTGCGCATCGCCGCACACCTGCGCATCGCCGTACACCTGCGCATCGCCGGACACCTGCGCATCGCCGCACACCTGCGCGTTGCCGCACACCCACGCGGTGTCGTACACCTGCGCGTTGCCGTACACC